ACGGACTTGCCGGGAGCCTGCCGGGTAACTGCTGCGGTCTCTGCTGGCAGTTCCATGCACACGAGGTTAAATGCGCTTCAAAGAAAGCAATCCCGAATACCACGAGTACGAAGAAGTTGTCCCCGTCAAGTGCGCGCCGGTCTGCAAAACGTGTGGCTACCAAAAGGAAGAGTGGTGGCACACGAACTTCATCGAAGCGACGCCGGAGCTAGACGGACTTATTTGAAGGGCTGAACACTTGAAAATAATTTGTATCAGTGACACGCACGATATCAACTACCCAGCACTTCCCGATGGCGACATGGTTATTCACGCCGGAGACGTTTCCCTTGACGGCAGCGCCCGAGAAGTGCAGCACTTCGTAGACTGGTTCCGGGCACTGCCCCATCCGTACAAAGTCTTCGTTGGTGGCAACCACGATAAATCGCTGGAGGGGTTAGGCCTGGATTTCTTCGACCCCGGCACCGGCATTACGTATCTGAACAACAACAGCGTAGAGCTGGGGGGCTTCAAAATCTGGGGTTCTCCCGCCTCCCGAACCTACGGACGCATCTGCGCTTTCATGCGCGACGAAGACCGGCTGGCACATCTGTACGAGTCGATACCTGACGACACGGATATTGTCATCACGCACCAACCACCGTACGGTCGTCAGGACATGGAAGCAGATGGCATCCATCTTGGTAGTCCGTCTTTGACCCGCGCTATAGAGAGGGTGCAGCCCTTGCTTCATGTATTCGGGCACATCCACGGTGGCTACGGAGTGGCTCTACCCTACACGGATTTGCTTTCCGTGAACGCAGCACAACTTGATGTGACGTACCGCAAGCACAACGCACCCATCGTGGTGGAGCTGTGATCGGAGGGCAAGCCGTGACGGAAGCGGTATGCCCTGCCTGCCTCCGGTGGAGGCTGTACGTCAACACCAGCACCTACCAACCCTGCCGCGACTGCCAAGAACTGCGTCGTCGGCTAGTTGAATACAGAAATAAAAATAACTCCAGGCCTAACCCCTCCCACGGGAGCTAATTGACCAAAGTATGTGAGGTAGACGCCTGTAAAGGTTGTCCCCTTAGAAACAAGTATCCTGACCAAATCTTTGTTGCTCCGCGCGTAGGATCAAACCTTCGCCTGGAGATTGGTGAGAACCCAAGCCCTACTGAAGCGGATGAGGGTTCGCCGTTCGCCGGTTCCTCCGGTGGCTGGCTCCGCAACATCTACGCAAAGGCCGGTCTTCGTGAGCAGGACAACTCTGCTCTTAACGTTATTCAGTGCCATCCTCCGGGGAACGTCTTTCCAACAGACCCGAAGGGCAAGGAGTTCCTTGACGATAAAGAGGCGCACGGAGCGGTTGACCATTGTCGAACGCATCATCTTGAACCCTTTCTTCACTCTCGACCTTGGGTTCGTATTGATACTTTTGGTGATAAGCCACTCCGGTTTGTACTGGGTAAAACTTCGGGCATTGGCAATTGGCGGGGTTCTATCCTGCCTGTCCCTGCTTTGGGAAATGCTCGTATCGCCGTTCCTACATTCCACCCGTCGTACATAGCCAAAGACCAGGCGATGTTCCCTGTCGCCATCAACGACATTCTCAAGACGCTGGACATTGACCCGGAACACTACAACATCTATCCGTCACTGGCTGATGTCAAAGCGTTCCGTGCTAAGAAGTTTGCATTCGATATTGAAACGGCAGGATGGACCAAAGAGATTCGCATGGTAGGTCTCTGTGCTGAGGACTTCACCGTGTTGGTGGTCCCGTTCATAGGAGAGTATGTTGACGAGCTTAAACGAATTTTCATTGAAGCTGCGGAAGTCGTCGGGCAGAACATTGTTCAGTTCGATCTTCCTGTGCTTGCTCACAATGGCGTTGTTGTTCGCTCACCTGACCTTTGCATGGTCTGGGACACGATGCTTATGCATCATCTTCGCTTCCCAGTGTTTCCACACGATCTGGAATTTATTGGAAAGCAGTTCACTAACAAAGGCGCTTGGAAAGCAGACAAGGTTAGTTATGAAACCTACTGTGCGAGAGACGTTGATGTCACTTGGCGATCCTTTGGTGCGCTTCAGTATCTGCTCGGACAGGCCGGTCTCCTTGACGTATACAAGTATGTCTCGTGGCCACTAGCAAAAATCTGCCGCCTGATGACAGACACGGGCATCACCCGTTCCTCCAGTCGTATCCTGACTCTCCGCGAGGAGCTGAAGGCGGGCATCCTGAAGAACGAACAGTCTCTTCCGGAGGAGTTACGCACCACAATCGAGCGTGGTGTCAAACGAAAGAAAGCACCGCCTGGATCTGCGGATGAGAACGGCGAGCCAGTCAAGTGGCTTCAGGTTCCGTTCGAAAAGGAAGTAGTTCCGTGGCGCTCCACCGAAGTCAAGAAGCATTTTCTCTACGAGGTACTACGTGACGCAAAGGGTAAGAAGCTTCCTGTTCAGGAGCACATCAAGACTAAGAAACCGACTGCTGACAAGAATGCTCTTGACCGTCTCTATGCTCGTTATCGCTTACCGGAACTCAAGGCCCTCAAGGAGCTAAACAAAAGTGCGACGCTTCTATCTAACTTTGCTAAAGGAGGACTTCCTACTAACGATGTCGTGCATCCGTCGTTCAATGTGCACGGCACTGAATCGGGTCGTCTATCGTCTTCTGGGCCAAACATACAGAATCAGCCCCAGGCTGTCCGTTACACTTACGTACCCCGTAACGAAGGTGGGAAGATTCTCTCTGTCGATTATTCAGGTATCGAGAATCGACTCGTTGCTTGGATGGCAAAGGACCGGAAGCGTCAAGTGTGGTTCCGTGATCCTGAGTTTTCAGAGCACAAACATCTCGCGTCTCTACGACAGGGAATCCCTTATGGAGAAGTGGAGAAGTCGAAGGAGAAGGATTCTCCTTATGCGATATCTAAAATCATTGTCCACGGCTCCGACCGGATGATGGGAGCGTTGAAGATTTCCAAGCAGTTCGACTTGGACTTCAACACGGTTAAAGATTTTCAAGCAATGTGGAAGCGGGAGATTGCTGACACTATTGCATGGCAAACCAGAATTGGCAACAGCGCAGCCCGTGTCGGGTGGCTGGCCAATGTGTTTGGAAGGAAGCTATGGCTGTGGGAGACCAACTCCGCAACCAAAGCCGTTTCTTTCATGCCGCAGTCTACCGCCGCTGATGTTATCTACCGGGCGATGATTGCGCTGATGTACGAACGGATTGGTTGGCCGAAGGAATGGGCGCTGAAGGTTGCACCCATTGTCGAGCCGCTTCCGGAAGGGGCCTCGCTGCTGGCCCAGGTTCACGATGAACTTCTTTGTGAGACCGAAACAGCAGAGCAAACCGAACCTACACTTGCGGTTCTGGACAAGGTAATGACGCAGCCTTGGCCTGAATTAGATGGCATGTCCCTGCCTATAGGGAAAGCGTCAGGTGATTCTTGGGGAGACTGTGAATGATTGAAGTAAACAAAGTCGCATTTGTAAAGACGACTGAAGAACCGGTGTTTGTACTTGGGATGTTTGTAGACCAGGCGGGTAACGAGATAGCGAATGTGCGGCGTCCTGTCAACACAAAGAATGGGGTCCAGCATATCAGCGAAGCCTTTCTCGTGACAGAGCTTCAGACCGCAGAAGACAAGCTGACTGCGGAGATGGAGTTCACCAAGCACTCGCTGAAGGTGCGGGATGCTTACGCGGAAGAGCACATGAAGGCAACCGCAGCACAGGCCCCGCTACCTGCGGTTAAGGAGAGTTTTCTTAACTAATGGAGCTACGCATTCCCGATTGTTTACCGGAAGATAGTTGGTTCCGGAAGTGGATGGATATCTGGCCCACGTCCGAATCACCTAAAAGTTTTCTGCTGTTCTCCGGGATGGCGATGCTGGGAGCTTGCTTGGGAAGACGAGTCTGGCTGGACCAAGACATACATCAGGTGCGGCCTATGCTGAACCTGCTGTTGATTTGTCCATCCGGAATCGGCAAGAGCAGTGCCGTCAAGGTAGCTAAGAAGCTCTTGCCGTACGTCCCCGAGTATCAACGCCCTCAGTTCATCGAGGGTGGAGCGACCAAGGAGAAACTGCACGAAGACTTAGTGAATCAACCCAAGGCGATTCTATTCGCGCCGGAGCTTGCAGCCTTCTTTTCGAAAGAGAAGTACAAGGAGAATCTGATTCCGTATGTCACGAATCTTCTCGACTACGAAGACGCTATCGAACTCCGAACTCGTAAGGACGGAATTATCACTGTCCTCAATCCTAGTGTTTCTATTCTGGGGGCTTCTACATTGGAATGGCTCCAGGAGCAGCTTCCCGACTCTGCTGTTAGCGGCGGCTTTCTTGCTCGGTTTCTTATTCTTAACGAGGACGCAAAGGGACAAAAGATTGCAAACCCGCACCGGCTATTCAGCAACAGTCAGAAGCTGAAACTGGATCGCCGACGCGAACAAGTCTTTGCGGAGTTCGCGGAGCTGTTCACCGTTCACGAAGGGCACATGGACTACGAGGACTACGATGCCGCAGAATGCTACGCCCGTTGGTACAACGGATATAAACCGGAAACTGGTTATCTTGCGCCGTTCGCTGCTCGCGCTGGAGAACTCATCCTCCGACTTGCAATGCTGCTTGCTATCTCCGGACGACGTACAGCAATCAACACGGCAGACATTACTTCTGCTATTACGCTCTACACGTACATTGCTTCAAGACTTGGACGAGTCGTTGTCGCTGCCAACCAGCAGGGCAAGGTTGCCGGGCTAGTCCTGTCCACGGTAAGCGAGGAGGGGTTACAGCCTGGAAACGTTGTTCGTCTTCTGCGCTCCCAAGCCGCTTACGGGGACATTGAGAAGCACCTTGAAGGTCTCCTCTACGGGGGAGATATCTCCACTGAGGAAGGCCGGGTGCGTAAGTTTGATTGAAGTCGATATTGATGGCACCCGTTACATACTACCGGTCACACAGGAACAACTGAACGAACTGATACCGTTGGTCGCGCTGCGCGGAGGGACGATCAAACCCCACGTGCTGCGAGGCCTTGATTCATTCGAAACACTGAAACGTAAACTCCAGGCCTAAACCCCTCCGGGAGAATCATTGGAGAAGACTATTAGCAAACCAAATTTGTGGGTGTGCGGGTTCGACCTTCACTACCCAGAGGTACACAAACCAACGTTCAACGCGATGATGGACTTCATCTCGCGTAACAAGAAAAAGATTGCAGGGTTTTACTTTGGAGGCGACCAGTTTGACAATGCCGAACTCTCCCATCACAACGCCGGGAAGCCCCTATACAAGCCTGCTGGAAGCTATCACCGACATACAACGGGATTCGATAACACCATCCTACGGCCCCTTGAGGGAATACTATCTGCGGAGTCTGAGCGGGTCTGGCAGATCGGAAACCACGACGACTGGGAACACCAGTTTGTCGCAACCCATCCCGAACTCTTGGGCACAATCGAACGCCCAGGACTGCTGGAACTCGCTGAGCGGGATTGGACAGTCGTACCATGCGGGTCTGGGTACAAGCTGGGCAAACTCACTCTCATCCACGGGGAGACCCTATCCGGAATCGGCAACCAGGCCTCCGGCTATCACGCGAAGAAAGCGGTCGAGACATATTGTGGATCTGTTGTTTACGGGCACATGCACTCTCCGCAGTCGTATACGAAGGTGCTACCGCATAATCAAACGGACAAATGGCAGGCTCATTGTGCCCCGATTCTGGGGAAGGTCAACCCGATGTATCTTCGCAACCGGCCAACCGCGTGGCTGAACGGCTTCATCATCGTGGAGCTTCTGCCTAATAACAACTTCAACGTTTATTCCATCATCGTCACCAACGGTCAATTCAGCTTTGCTGGTGAGATGTATGGCGGTGGCAAGTGACCGCTAACAGTGTCTATCTCGCAGGACGTTACTCCCGGAAGAACGAACTCCGGGAGTGTGCGGCTGAATTGGAGGCGTGTGGTTACGTCGTCACGTCCACGTGGTTGAAAGAACCGTACGATCCGAACGTGCACCTGTCCGAAGTGGATGATGAGGAGTTACGGCAACTGGCCTTGACAGACTTGAAGGACCTTGGTCGTTCGGAGGCGATGGTATTTTTCAGCGAACCGCAGAACCAGCAGCCTCCCCGTGGAGGGCGGCATGTGGAGTTCGGCATGGCTGTTGCTTGGGGCTTGCAATTATTTGTGATCGGAGAACGGGAGAATTTGTTCCACCATCTCGGGCGCGTCAAGCTGTATCCGACGTGGAAGGGCTTCATGTTAGGAGAGTGCTTTGGCTGAAGACATAAGCGTTACATTGCAAGAGCGTGGTAAGCGGTACGGTAGCTTCAAAGATCAGGCCGTCATCGCACAGGGTCTAAAGGACGTGATGCAGCGAACCTCTAACTGGGTCGGGCTGTCTCCAGATAAGAAAGAGTGCCTGGATATGCTGGCGAACAAGATTGGTCGCATTCTCAACGGTGACCCGGAGTACAGAGACTCGTGGCATGACATGGCGGGTTATTCAAAGCTGGTGGCCGATACGTTGTCCGATGTTCCCGGAGAGCTTGTACCCGTCCGGAAAAATCACACACTTTTACTCGGAGGAAAATAAACTTGAAACTCAAACTGCTTCTCGTGCTACTCTGCTCTCTCGCCGTGCCGGTTTTCTCTCAGGCTCCGGCAACCCCGGCTCCCGCCACACCAACACAAGTGGCCGTAAGTGGAGCCGACAAAACCCAAATTGAACTCGCCATGACCAAGCTGGAGAACACCCAGCTCAAGGGACAGACTTTGCAGTCGCAAGCTAAGGAGCAGATGGCGGCTCTGGCTAAGGAATACTCGGATGAGCAGACGGCTTACGAAGTGGCTTTGGCCGCAGCGCGTAAGGACCTGAAGCTGTCCGGCGATGCGACGTTCAATCAGAAGACGTTTACGTTCACCATTCCGGTGACCAAGCCGGAGCCAACGAAACCCGCTGTACCAACCAAGTAAGTGGAGGGGTTATGCCTGGAGATATCCGAACGCTGCAAGGAAGATACGAAAACTACGTTCTGCTCACCACCTGTAGAGCAACGTCGGTTCGCTATGGCAAAGCCCTGTCCACGTTCTTTGATCGGTTCACCGACAAGACGGACCCTTCGGAGTTCACGCGTGTGGACATCGAAGACTACAAGCTGTTCCGTCTGAAGGACAAGGTGAGTGGGAAGACAATCAATTACGAATTGCAAGTGGTTCGCTCCTTCTGGAACTGGATGCTTCGTATGGAGGTTGTCACCTACTCGCCGCTGTCGTCGGTGAAGCGATTGAAGG